ATCAGAAATCATATCTTCCTTAAACATATAATTTACAAAGTTTGGTTTAAAGGAAAGATGATTAGCAATCTTTAAGAAACAATCACCAATGTAGCGAGGTATGACTGGTCTTGGTTTTCCTTGTATCTCAGCAATTTCTCTATCTTCTCTATATCGAATTAAAGCAGCTAAAAACTCCTTATTATTAACATAATGTTCGGATCTCTTCCTCTTGGCCATAGGTCTTTTTAGCATAACTACATTCTCAACATATGTAGGTATTTTAACACCTAACCAAATACTTGACAAGTTTTAAATATCGAGTAGAATACCTTTGTTAGGGTTCATAGGAATGGCTTAGCTAATTACTTTTATAGATCTTTTCTAAGATTTCTTTAGCATCTCTTACATTAGATATATAACCCATCTTACGATTAATTTTATATTCATTAGTACCATTAGTATCAGATTGTCGTACATAATTCTGATAGAGTATAATCATTTCTATATCAGACGATTCACTTAACGTTAATACGTCACTTAAATTTAAAATAAACATATCATCAGTTGTTGTTTTTAACCAAGGTTCTATTTTATATCCTATAGGTCCTGTTCTTACTTTAATCTCACTAATAATAATTGGATTAGATAATATTAATAATGTACGATCATCTTCTTCTGCGGCTGCTACTTTAGCAAATATTTCTTCTCCAGTTTTTAATTTAATTGTTGCATAAAAATCGTCTTCCATCATACTTTTAATTGAATAGAGATTATCTCATAGTTAAAATTTTCTTCATTGTAAGTTTTAATTCTTTCAATAAAATGATTGAGTGTATAATTTTTTTTATATTTTGTTGAACAATCATCAGCAATATCATATAACGTTGCTTTTATTTTATCCTTTCCTTTTCTAAGAACTCTTCCAATACTTTGAAGATTGCGAATTCTAGACTTACTTGGGGAAGCAAAGATGACATTGTGGAGTTTTTTAATATTGATACCAGTACTAAAAGTTCCATAAGATGCGACGATAATTGCGTTATTTTCACGCTCTGTTATCTCTCTTACTTGTTCTCTTTCCTCTGCATCTACTCCACCATGAACAAAGAATACCTTACGATTATCACTCGTATTACTATTTATTGACTTATACAGTATCTCTCCATGCGATTCTACTCTTGCAAAAAGAATAAGAGTATTTCCTTTAAGATCTAATGCAAGATTTTTAATAAATCGATTACGTTTTTCATGTCCAATAAGATATTGAATTTCATCTTCATAGACTTCAAAGTTCTGTGGTTTATGCTTTAAAACAATACATTGAATATCTAATTGGGAAAGATGTCCTTGTCTCATCAATTCATCAGTTCTTGTTACCTTATATGATGGACCAAATAAACCTTCTAAAACCCATTTGTGGGTTTGAGTTCCATCTAATGTTCCGGTAAAACCAAATCTATATTTTGCATGATGCAATTTTGTCATTATATTTATTAAAGATTTGCTCTTAAAAAGATGAGCTTCATCACCTATAATGCAATTATATTCTTCAAAAAACGTGCGATCTAATTTATATACTGATTGCCAAGTAGTAATTGTTACCGGTGCTTGATTGCTTTTTTCTCTACCAGAATAAATTTTGTGGCAAAATAAATCCGCACTCCAACCATAATCAAGAAAATCCTTATACATCTGCTCTACGAGAGATGTTGTCGGAACAACTAGGAGAATTTTTTGTCCTTTATCTGCATAATATCTTACTATAGAATAAATCATCAAAGATTTACCAGAAGCAGTTGGTGATATTAATAGTTTTCTATTATGCTTTAAAGCACCATATACTCCTTCAATCTGATACTTCCTAGGAGTATGAGCACAAATCGAATGCATATAATCTTTGACACCTTCATATGAAATATGATCATTCTCTTCATATGGAGTCCCATAAAATTTATTATTTTCAAATTTATAACTGTATCCGTAATTCTTACAAAACTGAATAATTTTATCCAACAGACCTACGTAAATCTGCTTAGATCTCATATCAAATAAATGAATCTCGCCATTCCAATTCCTACCACGATATTGTGGCATAAATTTTGCATTAGGAACCTCAAACTTAAAGTGATCTCTAAGTTCATATTCTATATGAGGTTCAGTATTAATCTTTAAAAATACTTCGTTGGATTTTGAAATAACAAGATTAGTTGTCGTATCAATCACATAGATCCATTCATCTATGGGTATTTATTTACCCTAGTCCAGAGTTAAATCTCATAAACTCAATTGCATTTTTTATTTGAAATGTTCTATTCTGAATTACTTTTAAAATGCTTTCAATGTAAACAAGCATAGTATCATAATAATCAATCTTCAATGAACAAGTAGATAACTTCTCATCTGCATCAAGATACTTAGTCATTGTATCTTTATCTCTTATCTTCTTTGGAAATGGATTCTCTACATATACTTCTGGATCTGCCTTACCACTAAAGTATTCATATCGTTCGTGCCTTATATTTTTCCTCTGTTGTTCTGCCTTCTTTCTCATTAGAAAAATAGTATTATATAATTCAAAATACTTTGCATGGAGAGATGGGATATTAGTAGATTCTGTGTGGAGATTGTCCATATCAATCTTTGAGTCCTTTTCCCACATCTCCTGAAGTTTATCAAGATCAACCATTTAAACAAAAATAATTTTTAATTTAATCATAACACACAATTAAGTGTATGTAACTACACCTTACCAATAGGTACTATTTCATATGATGTATACTTAAACTCTGCGTTTGCTGTAAAATATTCAATATCAGTATCTGTAGCATCAAATGTTAAAGTTGTGAGTGAAGTTGGAAATAAGTCTTTAAAATTTATATTAAACTTTGGAATTAAACTACTACTCAATATTTGTAATGTTCCATCAGAATATATGTTTAATTTATCCTTAACATAATTACCATTCACTAATCCATTATTATTAAGATCCCTAAATTCTTGAACGGAGTCTGGATATCCCAATCCACGAATCCAATCTTGAAGTTCAATGTAATTTTCTAAATTCTCATCAACAAGAAATCTTAATCTCAAGTCACCAAATTCTAACTTATCTCCAGGTGTTGGAATATCCCTTAAGTAATTTGGTTGTATTGCAACACCAAGAGATACATCTGGAATGTTGGCTTCATTGCAGAAAAAAGCAACCTTCGGACTTCTTTTTAAATTAAATTGAAATCCTGTAGGAGCAAGAAAATTGCGATTTTCAATTTGGGACCTTGCCATCTTATCGTTTTCTAAGTATTTAGTTGAATTCTTTTCTTTCTATTTCATAAAAAAAGACCCCCCCTGAAAGGGGAGGTCTGAAAGGACATGTGGGGCATCCTGCTCCACAACATCCACGATCACATGAGGTTCTTAACAGCAACACGTCTGTAATAACGGTTCTTGTTGGTGGTAAGAGCGCCAAGTGCTTGAACACTTCCTTCAGCGAAGGGGTTAGCAACAAGACCATAACGAGTCTTGAAGCCGATCTTGGGCTGGAAGGAATTCTCGCCAACTGCACGAACCATCTGGAGAGGAACGTAGGGGCAATAGAATAGACCAGCGTCATAAGGAGAAGAACCCTTATAACCAACGACATAATACTGATTACCTGGAGTTCCGTTAGCGGAAGTAAGGTTAGCAGAATATGGGTCGATGTAGACGCGATACTTGCCTTGGAGAACACCAGCAAAGGTGTTACCTGTATCATCAACGTTAAGATTGGCGTTGAGTGCAGGGGTGTAGTCAAGAACACCAGCCATGGTCAGTGCAGACGCAACGTCAGCAGAGCACATGATGATGTTGCCCTTTCCGCGACGAGTTCTTTGTGCAATTGCGTTAGCATCGCGCTCGATTTGGAATAGGAGACCCTTGAACTTCTCAACAGACCAACGACCATTGGAGTCAATGTCGAGGTCGAAGATGCCAGGAGTTGCAACGTTTTGAACAGCACCTTGCTCAGCAACCTTGTAGATAGTACGAATAACTTCGCGGTTAATTTCAGCGAGGATTTCTGTACTTAGGATGTTAGCAAGTTCTGCTTCAGCGTTAAGACCGTGAATGGCCTTAAGGTCTTGAGCCAGTTCTAAACTGTACTCAGCCTTCAGTGCGCGTGACTTAGCAGTAACTGTGACTTTCTCAATCGAGAATGCCATCTGGTTGAATGCGCCGATACCGTCGCCCAGATCTTCTGCCTTGTCTGTACGCATACCCTGGCCAACGTTGTAGCCAAGGGAAGTTGCGGAACCAATTGGTTCTAGTGCGCCTGGGTTCTCACCTGCTTGTGCAGTAGTACCCATACCAGCGGCAGTCTCAGACCAACCAGCGGTTACGTTGAAGTTAGCGTCTTGTCCAGAGAATGCAGTATCTGCTTCGTTGAACAGTGCTTCGTCTCCACCCTGAGTCTTGTACTTAGAACGCATCGCGAAGATGAGTCCAGTAGGACCAGACATAGGCTGAACGCCTGCAAGGTCATATGCGACCAAGTTAGGCATTGCGCGTCTGATCAAGGAGATCAGGACAGGATCGAAACCTGCAGTTGCGGTATCAGAACCTGAAGAGGTGTATCCACCATTACCAACAGCGTTGGTAGGTGCCTCAGTAAGGAATGACCCAGACTCAGCAAATTGACTTTGCTCTTTGAGGAATTTTTCTTGGTTTTCTAACAGGACAGCGGTGACAGCTTTACGATGAGAATCTTTGATTTCGTCGCAACCTTCAGCGTTCAGAAGGGGTGCCCACTTTTCCTGCAGATGTTCAGATTGGAACATTTGCGTTTTACCTTTAAAGTGTTTTACGTTTTGGTTTGAATTATATTAAATTCAATTATTTGTTAAATGCCGAAAGAGTTTTCAGATATGAAGCCATAGATCCTGAAACAGATTCAGGAGCATTGTCTACACCTTCTGAGAGACTTTCAGATTTAGCATGAGGAGAACTTTGCTTGGGAGCAAAATATGCTTCCTTCAATGTCTCCAGTTTTTCACGATATTGTCCTTCACTTTCAAACTCTACACTCTCAGCAAGTGAAGCGAGCTTCTCTTTCTGAGTAGCGGCAAGGCCTTCAGAAACTTCGTCTAGGATTCCATCAGCAACCGACTCTGCGAGTCGCCTGTTAAGGGAAACGTTTTTCTCAATTTGCTCGTTGAGTTTTGTCTCCATATCATCAAGTTTTTCTACCATACTCTCTAATACATCGTATCTATCTTCAGGGATTGTTACATAATGTTCTTCAAAAAGACCCTTCATTCCAGAAAGGAATGATTCGGCCATTTCATTCTTGAGTCCATTCTCAATTGCAAGAGAGTTTTCATTAAACCACTCTTCCGAAACATACTCAAGATAAGAATCAACACGCTCATTAAGAGCAGTCTTGATTTGTACTACTTCTTCTACAAGTTTTTCTTCATATGATACTTCTAGAGATTCTTTGATTGCTGCTACCTTTGAACCAATTGCTGCTTCAAAGATTGCTTTTGCCTTTTCTTTAAACTCTTCGGAGAGTTCTTGTCCATTAAGAAGTGCTTCAACATCTTCTTTTACATCAATTTCAGTATAATCCGGTGCCTCTGCCTCTACAACAACTTCCTCTTCAGTAGTTTCTGCTTCTGCAACAACTTCCTCTTCGGTAGTTTCTGCTTCTGCAACGACTTCGTTTTCAGTAGTATCGTCTTCAGAGACGACTTGTCCTTCTACTTCCTCTTCTTCCTTCATGCCCTTCTTCATGGCATCAGCAGATTTTGCACCCTTATTAACAACATCTCTAACTTGTTTTAGAGATCCTCCAGGAGTGGCAAGTTTTGCTGAATCATCGTCAGGCTTGTAGTTTTCTGGAGTAGGACCTCCAAGATCTTCAACTGCGCCGAGTTGAGTTCCAGGATCGGTCATGGTTGGCATAGGCTCTGCAGGTTTTGCGCCAGCATTAACTGCAGTTTTGGATTGCTTAGTGCCTGCTTCCATTTCTTGTAAATTGTTGTCACTAGACATTCGTACTCTCCGTGTTATCCGTAGTTTAAATTAACTATATTTATTTATAAATAAATGTTTTTATATAAATTGACGCTATGCTTATAGATTAGTTAAGAAATCGTCAAACAATTCAACCTTCTTTTCTTGCAATTGTTTTTGGAAAGCAAGAGATTCAATTGTTTCTCTCATTTGTTCTGCATATTTTTCGCGAAGAATACCACCTTCCCATACCCATTCTTTTCCTTCCATAATTCCTTCAACAAAAGCATCAGGAGCAGAAGGATCAGCAACGATATCAGCAGCAGTTGCTAGCATGAAATCATCACCAACAACATTAAAACCTTCTTTTGTTGGTTTTAGTGAACCAATACCTCTAGAAGAAACTCCTAGTTTTACTCCTTCATCAAGTAAAGAAGATGCAATTTTGCCCATTGGGGTATTCAGAATCTTTGCTTTGCCGATAAAGTTTGAACCAGATTCTTTCAAAGAAACAATCTTATGGGATACCCTATCAAGATTAACAGTAGGACCATCGGGATGACCCAATTCTCCAAGTGCTCTGCCAGTAGTTACACTAGATTCATTATATCTACCAACTTCACGTCGAAGAGTTTCCATAGGATACATACGACCATTACGGTTTTTAATGTTACCTTGTAGGAAAACTCCTTCAATGTAAAGTGACTTCTTGCCATTTCTCTCTTCAGTAAGAATTTTTACTGATTCAATCTCTTCTCTGATTAGTTTCATGGGATTAATTGGTGTAACCTACTTTTGATGCTTTCATTGCAGAATCTGTCCAGATAACTTCTGAACTATATTTCTCCAGAAACTCAACGCTGCCAGCTGGCATAGTAAAATATACTGTTGTTGCTGCTCCAACAACAGTTGAAACACCAACAGTTCTTATTGCGGCAGTATCATTGTGTAGTCTCACAACTGTAGCGTCACCAATGCTACTAGCTGCGCCAGCATTAGCACCAGTTGCTTCTTCAGTTCCAATTATACGTATACGTGACATTTTTAAATTGATACTTTTACTTATTTAGCAAAAATTTATTCAGAATCTCCAGTAGACTCATCCGATGATGCTCCACTTATACCTGAAAACATATTTGTAGCAACTGTTGGTTTTACATTATCAACTTTATCTGCAGATTTTGCAAATAGCAAATCCTTGATCTTATCGCTGATATTGGACGGCGATTCGTCAGAAACAATCATATTCATTAATTCATCCATATTTATAGTAATGAAAATTCTATATTATTTATATTTCCCCACCATTGGGAATTTCTGGTGCCTCTGCCGCAGAACCATCAATCTCCGGTTCTAACTGAGAATTTCCTAAATTGGCACTAGCACCAGGTTCCTCAACGAAAGGTAATCCAGTTGCAGGATCAATAGTTGCAGGATCGGGAATAATGCCCTCCTTAATTTCTTTTTCAATTAGTTTATCTTGCTCAATAATTTCCATATCAGTTTGGCGCAAAATATTACGTCTCACATAATCTTGAGAATAATATTTTCCAATATAAGGTTCTGCTGTTTGAACCATGGTCAATCTTTCATTGAGAAGTTCTGCATCCTTTAGTTCAGAAAAGTGATTGTCATATAAGAAATCATATTGAATATGCTCACTCATTATCTCCCAATCTTCTGGGGTAATAATATTTTTGAGAATTAATTGAGTTTTAAGGATGTCATTAAAGACATTTGAAAATCTCTTTCTTAAACGTCCAACAAACTTTGTGAACTTAAGTTCATCTCTCAAGATCTCAGAAGATCTCCCCAAGTTAAACCCACCTTCTCCATCCATTCTTGAGGGTGGAACATTGAGGGATCTGTATAGTTTCTTTTTAAAATACTCAATATCAGTGATTTCACCCAGATTTTGTCCTCCTGGGAGAGTGGAAATTTCAGTTCCTCTTCCTCCCTCACGCCTGGGAAGCCAGAAGTCTTCAAGCATAGACATGTATTTTTTATCGTCACGTATCTCTCCTGTTGATGCATCATATACGAGTTTATTGCGATAACGTGTCATAACGTCGCGCAAGTATTGTTCAGCCTTTACTTTAGGAAGATTGCCAACATCGATGTAGAAAATTCTTCTTTCTGGTGCTCTTGACAATCTATAAATGACCAAACTATCCTCAATCATTCTAAGTTGATTGAGAGATTTAATTGATTTATGTAGATATGAAAGAGTATTTCCTTTATTTCTATCTACCAAACCGGAAGTGCAATAGGTAATCGCATCTTTTGCGATTTTAATTCCTTGACTTGCTCCCGTTTGCATTGGATTGCCAGTTGGATAAACTGACTTTGGATTATAAATGAAGTATTCTTCAATTACTGGAAAGTCATAATCCATTGGATTATCACTTTTCAATTTATAAACAGCAGATGCTCCTTTATCTCCCGATTCTTTCTTTTGTTGTCTAACGTGGCGCATTTTCATTGCGTCAATATAACGCAATTCTTGAATACCCTCATCGGGTTTTTTCAAATCAATAATTTTATGATAATAAATGCGTCCATCAATGTACCAATTACGATAAATTTCATGTGCTTTCTTATCAAAATCCAATAAATCAAGGATATACTTAAACTCTTTACGAATTTTAGTTTTAATGCCATCACTAGCATTGAGATTTGAAAGTTCAATCTCAACTGGACTATCGTTCGTATCAGAAACAATAGCTTCATTTACAATATCTTCAATAGCACTATCAGCTTCTGGATGAAGTGCCATCTCACGATATCTTTTAATTAAATCAAATTCAGTTCTATAGACACCTTCAATATCTACATAAGAACCAAAAAAACCACTACTCATGTAATGGTCATTCCCGTCCTCATTATTGGGAGGAACGGGACTAACTGCTCCAGGAGATAGTGGTTCTGTGTCCTCTAGTGAGAACCCAAATAATTTGGCCATGATTATATTCTAAATTATTCTTCTTACTATTTATCACCCATTAGGTGTCCCTGCTCCGAGAACGGAGAAGGATTGTACCTGGAAGGTAACAGTAAATTCTTCGATAGTATCAACGTTTTCATACGAAAGATCAATTGAAGAAATCTCAGTTGGAAAAATATCAATAAATTCATACTCTTTTAGAACTACATTTGAAGATCCAGTATTATCCTGACTGCTCACAACAGATCCCCTACCAAGTTGGAATACCTTAGCATTGACCATGTATGCAGATGGATCAGTAGCACCTAAGTTATTATCCAACTTAGCAATAAGTTCTGACCATTGTTCAAATGCATTTCTAAGACTAAAACCTTCATCATTAATAACAGTTACAGACCAGGTATCAACACTTCTGTCACCTGCGACTTTAAATGTTCTTCCTCTAAAAGGAATATCAATTGATGTAATAGTTTGTGCAGGCATAGATGCTGCCTTACACATGAACCTAAAACTATCAGCATCCCAACTAATATCACTTGGGAAATTTGGTAATTCTACCTCAAACAAATTGGAGCGAGCTCCACCACCAATCAGTGCTGATTTAAATTGGGAAATAGTCTTGTTTTCTCTTGAAGTTGCCATTGTTTAATCCTCCTTGTTGTTATTTAGATATTTTTATCAAACTCTACCTGCTACTTCTTCAAAACTGACTCCAGTTCTGGTAGCAACGAAGGTAAGTGTTACATAGTTGATGCTCTTAGCAGGTTTCAAGAAGATATCTGCTCTGAACTCATTGTTGTCAATAACATCAGGAGTGTTATTTGTAGTATCACAAACAACGAGGAATCCATAAAGACCTCTCTTTGCTTGAACATCACGAAGATATGGTTCAACAATGTTTCTAAAGTTTGCTCTTGTCAATTCATCGTTGAGTTCAAAGAGTTGAGCTTGTGCTGCTTTTTGAAGTGCTTGCTCAACTGTAAGGAATAGGCGACGAACGTTAATTCTATCAAACGCAGAAGCATATCCAAGTGCAGTCTTATCGCCAAATAGAAGTGTTCCAACTCCTGGTTGAGTAATGATAGAGTTAACTCTCTTTGGATAGAGTTGATCTCTTTGTGCTTTATTTGGATTATATGCTAGTTTGATTGCATTATTAATAATACCTCTTTGCTGTCCAGCAGGAGAGAACCAAGGATAAGCATTGATAGATGTGCGACACATTAAACCAGCAACGTCACCATTACATGGAATGTAACGGAACTTGTTATTAAATCTGTCATAAGTGTACTTATATCCACTATCAAATACACCATAAGATGAAGATGAAAGTGAACTAAAATACTTAATCAAATTTGTCGTTTGTGTTGTTGAGTTAGTAACACCAACAAGATCTGCTCTGTGAGGGCCAACAGTGGCAACACAATCTTTTCTTTGTTCTGCAAGAGAAATTAAATATTGTGCTTTTGCTTGAGTATCTGATTGCTCAATACAACCAGGACCCATAATCATATAGTCTACTTCGATTTCATCTTGATTGGAGAACTTCTCATAGGCAGTCATTAGATCACCCAATTCTGCCTTCATTCCACCAGCAGCAGAATAATCAACACCACCCTTCAGCGAATATGTTACATTACCAACTGCATTAAAAGTAACTCCCTGTGCTTCAAGACCCCAAATACCATCAGGAATACTTACTGGTATAAAGTCTTCAGAGAATCCAGTTACTGTAGGATTAGTCTTGAAGTAAGTGTCCTCATATTCTCCAGGATTTCCACCAGCATAAATTTGCTCTGAGAAGTCTGCAAGATAGTTCTTGAAGAAAGTCTTTTGAGGGGAATTTACTGAAGAAATAGAATCTTTTGCTTTAGAGATACTTATGTGCTTCTCAATAATTGCTCCTTGATTGCCAGTGACTGTTCCAAGATCATCAACAACTACAACATGCATTGCATCATTATAACCTTTTCTATCAGCAACGAACTGATTGGTTGTTGGTTTTGGTGCGATTGACTTCCAATATAAAGTTGTATTTGTCAATCCAAGAGTTTGCTGATCATACCAATCATCTACAGATGCTACGGTTTGAGAACCTGCGAGTGCTCCAGATGCATTAATAAAGTTAACAGTATCTGATACTGAATATGCTGCAAAATCAGTTCCTTCTGCATATTCAATTCTAGTTTCTGTTCCTGCAGAAGAAACTCTTGAAACAACCTTAACATCGATTGTACTTGCAGAGTTAGTTGCATCAGTGGAAACACCGGTGATGATTCCCTTCAAATATCCAGTGAATTCTGAAGTTGTTCCTGCACCAGGCAAAGTAACTGAAGATAGTGCTAAACTAACACCATATCCAACAGTTGCACCTACGCCAGCAAGACTGGTAGTGGTAATTCCGATTGTTTGATCTGCAATATCATCAATATAGCAAACCTTCATATCGTTTGCCCAAGAACCTGGGTTCTTAGCAGCATATGTGAAATTAGTTGCTTCACTATGCTCATTAATATAATCATCATAGTTATCTATTCTATCATCATTGGTCATAGTTGTAGATGCGATTCCAACACCAGCATTAGCATTTGCTAGGGTTGTACCAGCTGCTCTACATACTTTTAAAACTCCTCCATAAGAAAGGTATGAGGTAGCACTCATCCAATATTCATACTGTGCATCTGTAGAAAGTGGTTTACCAAATGTATTGATTAAATCCTGCTCTGTACTAATGTCAATGGGATGATTTACTGGTCCAATTGAAAATGGTCCAGCAATAGCACCTATATTATCAAGAACGTTTTCTGCTCTCCCTACTGTTAGGTCAACCTCCCTAGTTAATACTCCGGGAGATAATTGAGGAGTCGCCATGTTTTTCTCCGTGTCTCAGTTTATCTAAAAAATATTTATTAAAAAGTCAACTTTCATTGGGGAAATATGACGTGAATTACCAATCTGGATATTTCCAAACGTTACTTACTTTTTTATTTGACATTATTCTTTTTATTGTGCATCCTTTACATTCATATGCATATGATGATGCAACAGGTCCTCTATCTTTGCGTGTTCTATAAAAATCTTCTATTAAATTTTTCATTTCTCCACAAACTCTACATTTTCTATCTTGAAGTAAAAGATGCCCTAGTTTTATTTGACCATCTAAATCCATTATCGATATTCCCACATAAAAGATCTATCTCCATATTCATCTGCTTGGAACCATCTATCTCCATCATCATCTACAAAACTATCATCACCCATTCCATCATCCATAAATCCAAATGGTGCCATGTCTTGTTCAATCTGGTTCTTCTGCTCTTCATATAATCTCCTACGAACATCCTGATCTGTCAACTCCTTAAAGTAATCCATCTGGACTAACCAGGCATAAATGACAAGACACATTGCCAAGTCATCATTACAACCTTCTTCAGCCTCAAATGAATTATGCTTTGATATAAATGTTGTTAATTCAGAAATAATCTCATAATCATTAAATATAACTTTATCTTCTTCTATAAGAGTCTTAAGATTAAGTGATCCAACTTTTTTTACAGTCTTGGACATCTTAACTCCCAATTGAGTTTTCTTACCAGAAAATCCTTGTCCTACAATTTGACCTGCTCTACCTCTCATAGAGCACATGAGAAGATTTTGATACTCAAGATCATATTGCAATATACTCGCAACTTGATCACCAATATCATTAACTTCACACAAGATGTATGAACTATTATAATTTTTTGCTATCTCATAGATAATGTTTGGGAACAACATTGGTTTGATATCGTTGTTTCTATATTTTGCAACTATCTTATGAGGAAACTCTGTAATATCAACACAAATAAATGCAGAGTAATCTTCACCAACTCCCCTTGCAACATCAACTGTCATAACATAATCATGATCTTTTATTGGATTTTCATATACATCTAATCCAGCATTTCTCTGTATTGGATTATCATAAATTAACGTTCTCAATTTGCTTGGAGCAATCAGAGTATTGACTGATCCTAAAAATTCACACTCAAATTCAACCTTAAATTGAGATTCTGATGTGTTCTTAATTGTGGTTGATTTCCACTTTTCATCCCTACCAGGAACTTCTGACCAATGAACATCAGTGGGAATATATTCACTCTTACCTTTTTCGGCATCATGCCACATACGATAGAAGTGATTCATACCATGCGGTGTAGATACAATAATTACTTTGGTTTTTTTACCAGAAGTAATAGTAGGATAAACAGATGCAAAGAAGGAGTCTGCAACATGGTTTGGAACGAAGGCGAATTCGTCGAGGAAGAGAATGTTGAACGACATGCCTCGGACAGCACTTGCAGACGTAGAAGCTGCCAATATCTTACTGCCATTTTCTAACTCCAGTGATCCTTTGTTCCATGATATAATACCCTGTTGCATCCATTTTGGTAAGTTCTCATATGCAGTTTGTAATCTCCCTAAAAGTTCTCTAGCAGTTGCTGCCTTGTTAGCAAGTATGCCGATATTAACACTATCATTGAACACTGCATAGTGCAAAAGATATGACACAACAGTAGTAGACTTACCAGTCTGTCGCGGCATTTTACAAATATTAAATCTGTTATTGTGAAAATTATTAATTAATTTCTCTTGAAAATGATATGGATGAAACTGAGTCAAACCCTCATCAAGAGAAACAATTTTTATATAATTATTGGCAAAATAAACAGGATCCTCCTTACATTTTACAAACTCAACAATTTGCTCTTGAGTAAACTCAATAGGAGTATTTGCTTTTTTTAAATTAGGATTGCCAAGGTATACATTATCAGACATTTAGATTATTTACTTTTCATTCCCTTCAATCTAGTACAGAATGATGGGCGACTGGAGTTTCCAACATTTTTGCTTGATGCTTTATTGTTAGATCCTGGATTTTCTCTTTCGTAAGACTTGAATTCTTCTTCTCTAATTTTTTCTTTTTTACTTCTTCCTCTTTTTTTTGTCCATGCTTCTGCATGGAGGAGTGGATTTCCTGGGACATAATTGGTTGTCGCGTAACTTATTACTTTTGCGCCAGGATATACTTTATTGATCTGACATTGAACATCAGATCTGTTTGGTAGTTTTGCCATAGGGAAAAACATTTTTAAATCATAATATTTTGCTCTCCACATCAAAGAAACAAGTATAATATGACCAGTTTTTGAAGGTATCCTTACTGATCCTTCAGTTATACTTTCAATATCGTAAGTGGTGATATCAAAATCAACAACACTCTTGGTTGGTTTTAGTGGTTCTGGTTTGATAATATCATGAATAACTGCAAATGGTTCTCCATATGCATCTGTCAATTCAATATCTTCGCCCATTGGTTTTACATAATTTTTATTTCTTCCAGGTTTTCCACCATTTCCACCTTTAGGTCCATCACATTCTAATTTTCCATGTACTGGACACTCCATATCTTTATGGGTGTGATTGCATTTCAAATCTTCACCCAACGCTTTAGTTGGGATTTCTTTAACTTGATCTTTATTCAATTGCTGTTGTCTTTTTTGAGCAATCATTCTATCAATTCTTGCTTTCTTCTTTTGAAGCATCAATTCTTGGGGACTCATAGAACCATCCTCTTTCACACATTTCTCGTAGACTTTTTTATATTTCTTTTCGCCTTCATTCATTATTTCATTCCTCCAATCAGAGGAATTTTCTTTTTTGGTTTCATCTAATGCTCCTGACGCATATGTGCTGGGTGAAACCAAATTGACTTTATTACAATTACTACTTTTCGATTCACTTACATCTCCACCATTTTCATCACCACTCTCAAGAGGTTTATCTATACCAACCTCTTCTGGTTCTCTACCGCCACCAAGATACTTGCCAGTCATTTTAAGACCAGCAGGAATTTTCTTACAAACTTTATCGGTATAGCAGTAATAATAACCAGATTTACATTTCATATTAATGAATACTCTTCTTATATTTAGTTAAATATTGTTCTTTAAATTGTCCAAAAGTCTTTCTTATTCTATCACTACTATCCATTGTCTGTACAAATTCACTAGATGCATGGACCATATTATTAATATTTGCCATTGATAGTTTTTCTACAGGATAAACGCCAGATCCTAATTCCCACTTATTGAGACCAGATTCTCCAGGTGTTTGGAAATCCTGCGATAGTAAATCATCTTGACGTTTTCTAAAGAGTAATTTATTATTAGATCCACCAAGAGGTCCAGCAGGATTTGCTGCACCAGTAAGACCACCATTGCCGACATGATTTGTTGGTGCTTCTTTTAAAAAACTTTTAAGATTCTTCATCTTTGGATTGTTGTTTGATAAGTTTTGCTAAATCAGCAGTGGATCCAACAAACAAAGCATTAGTGACATTTGTGGGTCCTTTGCTTTGCTTTTCATCTTCCACATCCTTTAATTTTTTCTGAAGATCCATTAATTTATCAGTAGCATCAGCAACATTTTTAATTAACTGACCAGCAACTTCATATGCTCTGGGCATCTCACTTTCTTGAGCTAATTCTAAAATACCATTAATAGCTTCTTGACCTTTTTCAATTATACTATAAAGATTACCTCTAGTATAATCATAATCTTTTCCAATGTCATCAACGTTTGATTTTATCTTCTCAATTTTTTGTTTAGGTGTTTCTACTTCTGGATTTATAATATCTCCCGAAGTATTAAATGTATCGTTGAGACTATCATAATTTTTTTTCATATTTACAATCAAAAGAATGTGCTTCCATCAAATCCAAAATCATCACCTTCAGGAACAACTGCACTATCCACACCCATTGTTCCAACACTGGTAGTAGTATCGGTGTAATCAATTCCTTTAATTTCAGTTCCCTTAGGATGTGCAATTGCTGTTGTTCCATCCTCACCACGTTTAACAGTTAATTTATTGCCCGAAACTGTCTTCACATACATTTCTTCACCATTAACATCAATATATTTTTTGGCGATAATTTTAGTTCCATCTGCAACATTCAATATAGTTGTTGCATTATCAATATCTGCATCAATTAAAGTTACAATATCTCCAGTGTAATCTCTAACTGCTCTTGGTTTTACAGAATAAGTAACATCTCTATTTCTAATAGCAGTATTTGTACCAGAAAGATAATTGATAGTAGACTTCTTGATGATATCCTTGCTTGCAGCTGCAGTAGGACCAAACATATATGTTTTCGCAGTAAATCTTAAAGTATAGTAAAGAACTCTTCTTGTACTAAAATCACCTTCATAATCATCCTGCATAGTAATGTTCTCAAGAACTACAGGAATGTCTCTCTTCTCACGAATAGAGTCAACCAATTGAACAGATATACTAAAGGCAGGTTGAAAATATGGAAGAATTTGCTCAATAATTTGCAAAGCATCATCATTTAATTTTGACATAATGCTCAGTTCAAATTGCATATTATAAGGAACTGGCATATATGATTTTTTAACCTCACTACCATCATCAGGATCTTTTACAATTATCTGCTGAGTTGTAGTAACTTTCCTAGTAGGATCATAAGTCAATCCAGTAAACTCAAATGACATCCTCGGCAAGGACATTGCAGTTGACTTATTCAGATCTGGAGATTGTTCCAGTCTGGCTAAGAATTTCTGAGTGGGTCCATATGCAAGAGGAACCCTTATTATCTCCGAGATTTCACCAACAGCATCTGTATGTTTAATGACAATATCATTAAACAAAGTTCCAAATGCAATAACGGTTCTTCTCAGAATCTCGTTATAAAAATACTCAAACATGTTTACTTTCCATATATTATTATTTGAACATAATAATTTCTATTTAGGCATTTCCAAAAGGATTAGACTCTGAGAAATCTAGGATCTTATCCGCTTCAATCTCTATATTATTATTATCTGCAAATCCATCATAACTATTATATGTAGGAATGATTCTTATTGAATAACTTGCACCTGATTCAGAACCAAGAAGAGTCTCTCCTACTGAGAAATCTCCAGACATATTAGATACTTCAAGAGTATTGGTTGGCGAGTTCCATTTTCTCACTACTGCAGTATTGCCAGTAATACTTCCGGTAACAATTTCATTAAACTGGAACGTTCCAGAATTGCTACTTGTGGAAGCAGCTGCAACAGTTATAGTTGGATGCAAAATATAATTTGCGCCACTATCTGTAAGGTCAATTTCAACTACAGTTCCCGTAGAATCTATTCTTGCGACACCTTTTGCGGTATGAATACCTGCCATCAGTTCAACATAATTTTTCTCAGAAGGATCATTAGATATTGTAACTGTAGGTACTGATAGATAACCACCTCCACCATATTCAACTATAATGCCTGTTACAATTCCACATTGATCAATGCCAAATTCAAATGCAGTTGTTGCTATTCCAACATTTGTAGCCGCTTGTGACATATAAACAGTTCCATCTCCAACATCAGTAACATATGTGTCTGTTGATATAAAGTTAACTGTTGGGTATGATGTACGATTTATTTCATGATGATATTGAAGTCTAACCCTATCACCAACAATAATACCATCAGTAGTGATACCGGAAATGTAATCTGATCCAATTCCAATCGTTCCAGCAATTTTTACTGAATTGACTCTCATGGTAGCAATACCAAGAGCTCTAAACTCTTCTGATCCTCCAGCAGGTGCAGATATTGTAACAGTTGGAGCAGCATCATATCCATAACCACTAGTTGCTACAGAAACAGCATCAACTTGACCATCTGCATCAATTGTAGCAGTTCCTGTTGCTCTATATTGAGAAGTAGCACCAGAGAATGTAATAGATGGTGCAACAGTATATCCAAGTCCTATAGTAGCACCAGTTCCAACACACCAAGGATCTGTTGTTGAGTTAAATCCAACCGCAGTAACAATACCAGTTATAGGATGAATAGTAGCAATACCAACAGAAACTACTAATGGAGCAAGTTGTGTACCAGAAGTAGATATTGCAACTGTTGGTGCTGTAGTATATGATCTACCAGTAGTAGTAAATGCTACAGAACCAGGATCTATAGAAGAACCTGCTAAACCAACTGTTGCAACAGCACCAAATGATCCAGTAGGAGCAGAGAAGGTGACTGT